TTTAATAGCCTCAGGTGTGGGTGGGTTAGGTCGTTTAAGATTAGAAGTCTGTAGTTGCGTCGAACTCGGATTCAATTTCATCTTCAGTGAAGCGACAGGTTTCAAGGTTGTACTTTAATTTACAGGCGATGCCTGTTTCGCCAGAATAGCGATTCTTGAGGATTCTAACAGTTGTATCAGCGTGTTCAGATCTGTCTTGTTGATCCCTTTCGAGAGCGATGCATGCGTCAGAAAGCTGAGCAATTGCCGCACTTCCTCGCAGTTGTCCAAGTGATACACGTGCTCCTTCTTCATGTCCCTGATCAGTATGTGAACGACGGAGGTGAGATACAAGGAATAATGCTATCCCTGTACGTTCTACCAATGACCTAAGTCTAGTCATGGTAGTATCAATCATTCGTCTTTCGTCACCGTCGAGACCAGAAAGTAGAATAGATAGGTGATCGAGAAATATAATGCGAGTATCAAGCCCAGTTGCGAGGTACTCAATGCGGTTGTAGATAACATCGGGATCATAGGATCCGAACCCGTCGAAGAGATAGAGGTCCCATACATTTAGAGTCTTCTCGTAGATAGAGGTCAAGTCCTTGCGGTCATGTTCACCAATATGTAATGGTTTACCAACCGCTGAAGACATCAAGCCCAGAGCAGTACGTCGATTTGATTCTTCCAATGCCAGGTAACCGACCCGTCCTCCTGTTTGAAGTAGACCAGTCGCAAGCTGCCTGCAGAAAGAGGACTTTCCGATACCTGATCCAGCAGTGATCGTAACAAGTTCTCCGTATCGGATACCATGTAGGAGGTTGTCGAGACCTTTGAATCCATAGTCATAGTCATTAGGTGGTAGTGGAGTGGTGACAAGTTCTAAGAGAGACTTGCCTTCTACAATACCATCCGGTCTATAGGGTTTGGCATCATAGATAGCACGGGATACAGCTGTAGTGTCCCCTGCTTGTAATGCGTCTGAGGCATCCTTATAAGAATCTAGTCTAGCTATCCGCACCTTTCCAGGTGGTAACACACCAGCACAATCCTCTGCTGCTTTTACACCAGGTTCATCGTTATCAAAGAACAGGACTATGTCGTCGTAACCTTGGAGTAATTCAAGATTCGCTTTAATAGCTTTTTTAGCAGACGCGGCCCCGGAAGGTAATGAAACCATCGGCCATCCTGGCATGCACTCAAAACAACTGGCTGCGTCGAGTTCCCCTTCTGTAATGACAATCCGTTTTCCTGTAATAGGGAATAGATGCTGGCCGAAAAAAGATCCATCTGTGTCGCCTTCGTACCAAAACTGTTTATCCGAAGTTTTGACCTTGCAGCCAAGTAACGAACCAGTCTTGCTGTAATAATAGTGTCGTAAATAATCTCCGTCCCTATAAATCTTATACTTCTGACAAGTCTTTTGGGACAACCCGCGCTTCTTAAGCGGGCGCGCTTCCCCTTGTAGGGTTACCCTTCCCTTTGTGACCGAAGGGTCACACTCATCATTTGGGTAGAGCGTCTCACATGCGAAGCAGTACGCATGTCCGTCTGTGTAGACAGACTTAGCATCACTACTCCCACATGTTTCACAGGCTTCATGTCTTACGAATTCAGAGCCTTCCACATTTCCTCCGCAACAGCTTTGATAACAGGTACTGAGACAGAGTTACCTGCCTGCTTGTATAGTTTAGTGTCTCCAATATCAGGGAGTTTCAAATCATTGAAACCCTGTAGACGGAAACATTCAGCAGGAGTAAGACGACGGACTACATCAGTATTGGGATCACGGATGATCGTTGGTGTCATACCAGTAACCAATGTAGGTGAGCGCTTAGCGTTACTGTGTTTCCTTACATAGTTAAATCGTTTTTGATATACCGTATCAGGTTCAATGTCCATGTACTCTTCGGAGTTATACGCATTGAATGGACCTGATACCTCATACTTGTGATCTACTTCTTCATCCAGAACCTCCCAAATGTTACCACTGTGGTCGTGGTGATCAGGGTATTTAAAGTCTGTCGGTTCGGAAAAGCCGACAATAAAGATTCGTTCACGGTTTTGTGGGACACCATAGTTCCAGGAGTTAAGGACTTGTGGGTCAGGGACATAGTAACCAAGATCGTAGCGTAAGGTGTTCAGGATCGTCTCTAAGGTCCTCCCATTGTCATGGCCTACCAATCCCTTCACGTTCTCAAACATGAAGGCTCTAGGTCGCCGTACGTGGAGGATATCAGCGAGGTTAAAGAACAATGTTCCTCTTGTCTCGTCGAACCCTAGTCGCTTACCTGCGACACTGAATGCCTGACAAGGAAACCCACCGACCAATACATCATGGTCGGGGTAGTCATCAGGGCTTATCTTTGAGATGTCACCTAAGCGCATCTCTTGATCATAGTTCAGATCAAATGTTTCTTTACATGCCTTATCAAAGTCAACGGATTGAACAACGTCGAACCCAGCTTGGGTGAAACCTTGTTTAATACCTCCGACTCCGCAGAACAAGTCAAGTACTTTCATGTTAGCCAGTCAATTGGGATGGAATGAAACTCACACCATGGTATGTCATGTTTGTCACACCATTGAGCGTAAGTAGTTTTAGATTTTTTACTGATTTTATTGTACGGTGTTTGAAAGACCATACGTATATCAAGGTCAGGGTTACATTTCTTTACTGCGAGTATCTTTCTCCTGTCTTCAGGATCCCAATACCCTTTCGCCTCCAACATACGACCACAAGGAAGTATAAAGTCAGGCGAGTAATTGTAACTAATTTGATATGGAACTTTTGTAGACTCGTACTCAAAGGAAACTCCAAGCTCTTTGAATAGATCAGCAATCCGTTCCTCAAGCTTGGAGCGGTACTTCATTAGAACTCGTCATCCTCTACGCTTGATGGCGTAGTAACGGTGACGTTAGGTTCAGCGGTCTTAAATCCTTGAGTGGTACCAAACAGGGCAGCCACATCCTCAACGGACATGTCTCCACTATCGACACCAGCTTCACCTTGGATAGACACAAGCTGAACACCCAACAACTTAAGACTGGTACCATAAGTGACACCATCCTTGAGGATGTAGGGTTTCTGGTAGAAGGCCAACTTAACAGTAGACCCACCATAAATAGGGGTATTGAGGTCAGTAACTGGTGTACCTTCTGTGTCTACCACAGGTGGCTTAAGATCCTCATTCCATGAGAACTTAACCTTGTACTTACCATCAGCAACCTCTTCCCAAGGTTCAGGTTTAAGGAGTGAACGCTTAGGGTTCTTGAGTTTAGACTCTGCCCACTTGAGCGAGTCAACTCGATCTGTTTCTAGTTTCTTAACTACAGTCTCATCCACAATAGCAGACAAGGAATAGCCATACTTAGAAGGTTTCAGTACTGCTTGGTACCCATCGAGAATGACGGGACCATCAGTGGTCATCACATTACGTGCCATTAACAAAAGAAATAAGTGGATTCAATCACTGACTCTGGTTCAAGAGTGTCAATGATCGGTGGTTCAGTGGTTGCACCAACTTGTTTGGCCCAATCACGTAGGTAATCATGCTCAGCAAACATGTACATATATGTCTCACGAATGAGATAGCTGAGACAACCCATGTCAGTAGCACGACACAAGACAGAGTCATGTATCAATGCTATGGGTGCATCGAACTTTAGTGTAGCAAGATGTAACAAAGAAGCATCTAGACTGTGAATTAGGTTAGGCGATGTAGTGTTCTTGTGTTTTTGTAGGTTAACCTCATCGGTATCACCTGTTGCGACACTAACTCTAGACACCTTACCCAATAACTTGAGTTCTAGACGTTCAATCTCTTTCTTATTGAGTTTCTGATAGACCACAAACCCTGATGGTGTTACCCATTCAAGGTGATCAGCACCACCACGTATGATGATACCAACCTCACGTTCTATCCACTCCATTACATCCATTACACCCGGTAGTACCTCGCGCATCGCGCCCCTTACCGCGCTAACGACCTGCGTTAGCTCCTCCTTTGTGATCGGAGGATCACACTCATCCTTTTCATCATAAGCTTCTCTTATGTACTTACGATTGGAGTGAGGCTTAGAGTTATAGGGTAAGGTCATAACCGTACGCTTGGTCACCTTCCTATCCGTGTGTGGCTGTAGACGTTCAGGTATGTTAGGCATCGCTGCCTCTGCTACCTCTCGGTACGCATCCTGTGGTCTGTCACCAGGTAGGACATTGACTAGTCGTGCTGCTGATGCATCACGTGCTAGACCTGCGAGTATTTGTACACCACTACATGTAGCGTCAACCGCAATAGGTAGACGAGTAGACTGTCTAGTACAGACAATACAAGTAGTGTAATACTCCTCACATGCTGCTAAGAACAACCATGGTTCTTCGACACCTTCCCAATCACCAAGGTTACCAACAGGATCAGTAGCAACACGAGTAATCAACGACTCATTGTTATCTACCCAGTCAAGGCGTTCAGTGATAGGTGCTTTGTCAAGACCAAAAGTGGTAGCAACTTGGAACTTAATCCACTCAACGCAATCATTAGTAATGAATGAAGCATCAGCGAATTGTAATAGACTCTTTCCAAAGTCTGTATCTTGTGGTGTAAGAAAGGCGGGTATAGGATAGGCACGACCACGATAGTCGAATGACCAGGGTAAGAAGAACCGTTCTCGATTCTTATACTTATCAACAGCATCCATTGTCATACGAGTACGACATGACTTCTTGAACGCTTGTGCGTTCTTATCCATCACTTCTGCTGCCTTACGTTTGTACCCCTGACGTGCGTCCTTATTGTCAGCGATGTCAACTGGTTTGGGTGGTAATGGTATCTCTACAATAGGGATGAACTTACCTACCTTATACCCACGTTCAAACAGGGCTTCAGCCACTTCGACAACAAAAGGATTGAGTCGATAGGCAACACCTTGGATCTTGTTAAGAAACTCAATCGGTGTTTCTCCCTGTATACATGACGTGTTACCACGACGCACCATGTCATGACCAATCATGATCTCATTAAGGTAGTACCCACCTGCCTTGTCATTACTCCAATCTCTAGGTGGTACTAGCATCGGCCATGCGAGTGGAGCAAACATCTCAGCGTTAGCCATGATCTGATCCTTGGCATCCATAAACGCAGCAGATGGAAGAATAACCTTCTGTCTCTTACCATGTTGCATGAGGTTGAATGGTTCAAACCATCCCGATGCATTACATACACAGTCAAGTAACCAACCACCTAACCTAACCTTAACATCACGTTGCCATCTAGACCAGACAATACCTTGTCTATTCATCATCAGTCGCATGACTGAGAACTTTTGAGGTGTGCCCTTAGACTCATGCCAATAGATCTCTTTCAGTTTATGTAAGAGACCAGGTACCTCACGTTCATACCAACGCATCTGACATTCTTGCTCTACTGCTGTACCTATTGCATCACATATATTGGCATACCAATTAGCCTCATCTTTGATACTGAATACCTTATCAAAGATAACCTTCAATGCAATAGCAGCACATGCCATGGCTTCTATATCAATTAGATACTCTTGTATCTCTTTGAAGTGAGCACCATTCTGTCCCTTATAGATACGTAAGGTGGTACGTTCTATCTCTGCTATCACACGTGGCATGATGCAATCAATAGACGCAATACCATAGACACTAGCACTAGCATAGTCCTGTGCCTCTAGCTTGGCAGTCTGTTGATGTAAGCGAGAGAGTCCCTGTGCTTTCGCATGCCTCTCCCATTCCAACTGTTCCTCGATCTGAGCCTCAGTTGGTTGCATCAATCACCTCATCATATGCTAAGTACCATGCATACTGTTCTGCATCCATGGTGTCCATTAGTTTGATCTGTTCCTGCATCCAAGCAGCGATCAAACGATCTTCCAAGTCATTCAATAGTGTCATTCGATTGGCTCCGCAGAAATAAGGTGGATCTCTTCATTATCACATATAGTGATCTCATGGTCAATGTTAGTCATGAGTTTCTCAATACGTTTACCAGCAGCAGTCATGTTCTGATAAACATACTCTTCCACTGCTCCAGTCTGTCGATTAGAACAGCGGATAATACATTGTACATTCTCGGGTAGTTCCCATTGACATAGTCTCCAGTCATGAAAGTCCTCCCATGTGATTGCTTGGAACATCTCAGCTGGTGCTCGTGCATACTTAGCCCAGTTGTTTGGGAAGTAGGGTTTCTTACTGGTCATTTAGTCTCATTCAAAGGGCAAACATCAATCAGGATATCATCATCCTCACAAGCAATGTGTACTGCCTGCCAGGCTGCATCCTCTACATCATCAGCTAACACGTGTACTAGTCCACGCTTATATAGCGTTACCTCATACATGTTTCGCATGGGATCTCCTTAATTGGTCAACAACAATGATACCTGCACTTAGAAAGAATACAGGTGGAAAGAATAACGTCGGTACTAGCAACGCTGCTAGTTCACGCTTACGTAGCTTAGGCGGTGTGTAACTCATTGAACTGGTTTGAACTGGTTTGGGGGTGACGGAGTCACACTCATTATACATGTGTACTACTCCTCATTGCATACAGCATGAGCATGAATGCGATAGCACATACAATCATTAA